GGGAAGGCTCCCGGCCCAGATCCTTTAAGAAATGCTCTTACAAGTATCAAGAAGACCCTTGATGGAGCTATTAAAAATGGACAGAAGAAACTTAGACCTATTGAAGCATATGATATAGTAATGTATGGCGCTGATGCTGTAATTAGTGGAGGTGTTCGTCGTAGCGCTACAATTTGTTTGTTTTCCGCTGACGATGAAGAAATGGCAAAAGCCAAAACTGGATCATGGTTTATGGAAAATCCACAGCGTGGAAGATCAAACAACTCTGCTCTTTTACTAAGAAACGAAACAACTAAGGAACAGTTCTCTGAACTAATGCAATCCGTAAAAGAGTTTGGAGAGCCGGGATTTGTTTGGTCTGATTCTACAGAGCTTATTGTAAATCCATGTGTAGAAATTGGCATGTGGCCCGTGGATGAACAGACAGGTAAAACTGGATGGCAGGCTTGCAATCTATCGACTATTAACTGTTCCAAAGTAACAACCAAAAAAGAATTTTATGAAGCGTGTGCTTCTGCTGCAATCATTGGAACGCTACAAGCTGGATTTGCTAGCTTCCCGTATCTTGGAGAAGTTTCAGAAAGAATTATTAGTCGTGAAGCTTTATTAGGTGTATCTATGACGGGGATTATGGAGCAGCACGAAATATGTCTTGATCCAGAAGTGCAGAAGAAAGGCGCAGAAATAGTTAAGGAAACAAATAAAGAATTAGCATTATTAATTGGTGTTAATCAAGCTGCACGTACAACGTGTGTCAAGCCAGAAGGTACGTCAAGTTGTATTCTTGGAACATCGTCTGGCATACATCCCCATCACGCCAAGAGATACATTCGTAGAGTCCAAGCAAATAAAATGGAACCAATCTATCAGCACTTTAAAACAATCAATCCTAGAGCCTGTGAAGAGTCCGTATGGTCTAATAATGACTCGGATGATGTTGTAGCTTTCTGCGTAGAGGTTCCAGATGGTGCGAAGATTAAAAATCAGGTTGGAGCAATTGATCTTCTTGAATATGTAAGAGATACACAAAGAAACTGGGTTATGAATGGGAAAAATCCTAAACAGTGTACTCAACCTTGGCTAACACACAATGTGTCTAATACTATTAATGTTAAGCCAGATGAATGGGATGCTGTTACGGACTACATTTACAAGAATCGTAAGTATTTTTGTGGGGTTTCTTTACTTCCTATTGCTGGAGATAAAGATTATGCACAAGCTCCGTTCACAACCGTGTATTTACCTAGTGAGCAAATACAACATTACGGAGACGCTGCGATGTTTGTTAGCGGATTAATAGAGGTTGGACTTTCTCTTTATGAAGATAATCTTTGGGCTGCTTGCGACAGCTTGTTAGGTGTTGGTCAAAAAATTAAAGGTAAAGATAGAAAGTCTTATCAAGATAAATGTCAAAAGTTTGCTGACAAATATATGGATGGTGATTTAAAACAACTAACATATTGCATGAAAGATGTTTATAATTGGAAAGAATGGCTAGATATTAAACGTGAATATAAAGACATTGACTATACTAAAATTATAGAAAAAGAAAATAATGTTAATCCAGTTCAAGAAGTAGCTTGTGCTGGAGGTAAGTGCGACATCATTTAGGAGGAATATTGATGATGGGATTTGTATCATATAAATTACTAACTAAAACGGCACAGATGCCATTTAAGTCACACAGGTCAGACGCTGGGTTTGACCTTATTGCTGACGAAAACATATGGGTATTTGGAAGAGAACGACAAACAATTAAAACTGGTATATCTTTTGATATGCCAGAAAATATGGCTGGATTAATTTGGCCCAGATCTGGGCTAGCTGTTAAGAAGGGCATAGATGTATTAGCTGGCGTTATAGACTCTGGCTACAGAGGAGAGATCATGGTTTGTTTATACAATACTTCTGATGTAGATGTAGAAATAAAACGTGGGGATAGAATCGCGCAGATTATATTCCAAGAGGTTCCTGTTGTCTCTTTAATGTTAAGAGAGGAACTAGAAACCTCGCAACGAGGGAGTAACGGTTTTGGCAGCACAGGCACATAACAATCGAAAAAAGCGTCAAGAAAAGAATAAACCTAGAACACAGCAACTAGAGGCTAAAACTGAAAACCAAAAAAAATATATAAGATCTATCATAGAAAACGATGTAGTATTTTGTACTGGACCATCTGGTAGCGGTAAATCTTTTATACCAGCGGGATTAGCAGCTCAAAAATTACTTAGAGACGAAATAGATACAGTAATTGTTACTAGGCCGCTAATTTGTACTGGTAGAGATCTTGGATCTTTGCCGGGAGAATTAAACGATAAAATCAAACCATATTTACAACCTATGGAAGAAAATTTAAAATTCTTTCTAGGTAGAGATAAGTTTGGAATGTACTTTAATCAAAGAAGAATTAAGTTTGAGCCATTAGAAACTATGAGAGGTTCTACTTTTCACGACTCTATGATGATTTTAGATGAAGCCCAAAATTGTAGTAGGGAACAAATTAAAATGTTTATCACAAGAATGGGAAATCATTCTACAGTTATTATTAATGGTGATAATAAACAGACTGATATTTCTAGAGATAGCGGTCTTGACTTCTGTATTGAAAGATTATCTAATGTAGAAGGTGTCGGAATTTGCAAATTAGAGTATCATGATATACAGAGGAATGGAATTATTGGCAAGATTTTATACGCACTGGAGAGTTAATGATATACGACTATGAGTGTCAAGAATGTGGACATCTAATCAAAGACGTTTCTCAGTCTATAAAAGATGATGCTTTGACTAAATGCCCAAAGTGTAAAAAGAATTCTCTACAAAGAATTATATACGGAGGCATTCACGCAAGCGTTAAACGTGGTAGTCCTACAACTGTTGGACAGCTTGCTGAACAGCGCTATGAAGAAGGTAACAATACTTTGCCTGATGGAAGAGTTATTACTAAGGTCGAATGGAACAAATCAGACATGAGAGAGCGTCAGGAAAAAAGAGCGCACGACAAGAAAACAAGAAGACAAGAAGAGGCAGTAAAGAATAAGAAGTTAGACAAGATTAATAAGATGACTCCAGAACAAAAAAGAAATTATATAAGGAATGGTGAGTAATGAAATACATAGATAATGCTGAACAAAATATTGAACAAATAACAAATAAAAGAACTATGTATGACGCAAGAGGTAATGAAACAGACAATCAACCTCTTGCAGTTGCACACTCTCTGGCACAAACATTTTCAGATGGTACTGAATCTAAAACATTTTATGTAAGTACTATAAATGGATTGTTATATGATTCTTTAGGCATGGATAGTAATAAAAAGAAGAATATGAATTGTTTATTAAAACAAGTTAATCAGAAAACCTTTGACTATTACATGATGTATCTTCAAAGTAATAATTCATTGTACCTTACTCGCGCTCAGAGGAGTTTTATAAATGGCTAAGATTAAAAGAGGACCACTTAACAAAGCAGAAGTCTATTACATTGAAGGTAATAGAAATGAACTAGCTATTGAAGTCATAGCTGAAGATTTGACTAGATCAAAAATCACTATTGAAAACTATCTAAAGAAGAATCCGTCTAAAGGATTGACTGTTGGAGATCAATTCGCTCGACAGTCTGGTGCTACAATTATGACAGAAAATGCATCCAGCATGGCAGACGCACAGAAGGCTAGCCTTGAGAGACCTACATCTAAATGTATAACGAGTATAAAATGAATTACCTTTTTGGCTTTGAACAATTTAGAGAAGCATACTTACAACTGTCTGAAGAAGACAGGAGAAAGGTTTGGATTCTGGTAAAAACTTCTGACGGTCAAGACATTTATTTATCAGATTATAATCAGTGGTTGACAATTGGAGATTATTGCAAAAAGATGCAAGTAACTATAGACTCTGTAAGCTTAAAGTATAGCAGTAGAGAGGTTACAAAAAATACAATTGGTGCAGATGGAGTTTATCTATCTAAAACAGCTAAAGGCAAAATGGGTGGAGAGACAAAGCACTGCTATGGAATAGGCTATGTCAAGGATGGTATAGTAAATAGAACTCTATGGACGACTCCAGAATTAATAGAAGATGTAACATTTGAAGACAGTGTAGAAGGTTGTATACAAAGAGCATTAGTTATTTATGACAAAGAAAAAGCCTAAGTTATTTAATAAGAGTTACCAAAAAGAGTGGTCAGAAACACATCGGTATAAACATAGGCATACTGGTGAACATTGCACATTTGAATCTTTTATTGCAGAATATTTAATTCTTAGATGGACAGAAGAATTCAAGATGGATAAACCATCTTATAAGTTCTGGACTAAAGGAGATAAGTATCACGATGCATTCATGAGAAACATGAAGGCTGCTAAACAATTGAAAAAGAAATTTGACCCACCTACAATCATTGCTGCTGTGAGATCAGAACATTTTAAAAATGTATATCACATTGGAATCAAAGCCCATAATCGTACAGGATGGAAGTATAATCCTGTTGCAATAGAAGCCGTAAAGAGGTATCATAAAGAACACACAGACTTTTTGAAACTATGTGATGAAACAGCGCAAGATGTAGAAGTTCCAGAAGTTGAACAAAAGAAGTTGCAGACAAGAAAAAAACAGTATTCACAAAAGAAAAATTCACTAAACAAGTTGAGGAATAAATGAGTAAAGTTAAGCGTAAAAAGGTAACTAACAAATTTGATACAGACTTGGTTAGCAATTCTGTTGTGGGTAAATATGGAGATGTCGTAAGAAGCGGAACAGAAGTACTTGAGACTATTAATAATCTAGAAGTAATAGGAATATCGCCTGCTTTAGACATTGCCTTGGGTGGCGGGTTGAGGGAGGGAAGTGTTGTAGTAATGACTGGAGATCCAAAATCTGGAAAGACTACAACCGCCCTTCATTTTGCTGCTAAATGTCAAGCAAGAGGCAAGCGTGTAATCTACCTCAACACTGAAGGTAGGCTTTCCAAACAAAACTTTGATGGCATTAAAGGACTAGATCCAGAAAATATCTTGATAGTAGAATCAACAGACGATAAAATTTTATCAGCAGAGGAATTCTTAAATATTACAGAATATTATATTAATAATGATCCGGGGTGTTTGATTATTGCAGATTCATTATCAAACATGGTCCCGCAGGTAGAGCTAGACGGTGATGTGAGAACTGGAGTACGCAACGCATTACCCAGACTGCTATCTATGTTTTTCAAACGTATCAGTGGCAGGCTTATGAAGAATAAAACCATCTTGATCTGCGTAACCCACAACATTGCTAACACTGGTGGATCACCATACTCTCCTTCTAAGATGGCAGATTGTGGCAATATGTTACAGTACCAAGCTGGAACCAATATGGTAATAACTCATAGAGGTAGGTGGCAAGTTCCAAAGGATACTGGTCCTCACGTTGGACAGATTGCTAACTGGTCTATTAAAACATCTTGCGCTGGAGGACTACCAAGTAGTACATCTGAAGGCTGGATTCGATATGGAATTGGTATTGACGAAACTCAGGAAGTTGTACAAATTGCATGTGAATTTAGATTGATTAAAACTGCTGGTGCTTGGTACACAATACAGTGTGCAATTGATAACTTAGAAGATCCAGTAGTACAAAAACTTTTAAGCGATAATAATATTTCTGACAAGGAAGAAGATATAGAAAGATTTTTTAAATTTCAAGGTGCTAACAACACTCTAGAGTTTTTAAATAATAATCCAGACATGTCTTCGTTCATATACGATAGAATAAAGGAGCTATTTTAATGCAAGTAGACATAACAAAAACAGAAGCTTGGAGAATTCTAGATGCTTTGCAGGCTTACAAGCAAGACTATGAGCTTACAGTCGCTGCATTAAAGACTGTAAGAACAGCCGAAAGAAAACTTAAAAAAGTAGTTAACAGCACAAACAAGAAATAAAGCTATGATAGATATTTTAGTTATAATAAATGTAGCACTAGGAATATTGCTATCAAAGCTTTTTATGGGAGTAATAAATGAAGGTTACAGGTTTAAATGGCAGAGAGTACGTTTGGAATTTAAGCGGATATTCAGTGGCAGCAAACGACACAAGGAAAAGATCGAAGTATCACATAAGAGCAAGGAATATACTCAAACAGATGTTTCATTCTTATCGGATGTTAGAGGAAGTAAAACTTCCGGGCAGTACCCCAAGCCACAGGAAGGGTGTGCTTTTTCTCGATTTTTTAATCCCCCAAATTAAATTAGCAATAGAAGTTCATGGTCAGCAACATTATGAATATACTCCGTTCTTTCATAAAAATAAAGCTGATTTCATCTCAGGACAAGCTAAGGATGAAGACAAAATAGAGTGGTGCGAATTGAATAGAGTTGATATAATAGTATTGAAGTACTCAGATACAGACGAGCAATGGAGAGATCAAATTGAAAACAGCGAATGAGCAGCTAGCTGAATTAAGAGCTATGATAGATGACTTCCTCAATGCTAGCCATGCTAGGTTTAACAAGGATTTCAGAGAGGATTGGCATAGATGTGCTAATGCTAGCAAAGATACTATAAGTATTCTTACTAAAGACGAACTATTCACTTGGGCTTATGAATTGTACAGCTTCTCTACACATCTACAAGATGAATTAAATATGCAGAAGATTGCGCTCAGTTGGTGTAATGACAAGTTAAATAAAATGGTTGCAAAAAACCACGATCAGTTCAGTAAGTATACTAAATATGAGGAACGTAGACCACTTATAATTGTAAACGATGAATATGCAGCCACAGTAGATCACTATCGTGAGATTGCAGAGTCAAGAGTTCAATCCCTAGAGGGTAAGATATATGAACTAAAACGTAAAGCAGACATTCTATTAGAAAAAGGAAAGAGAACATGAGTATGGATGAGTTTATAAAAACATTGACAGAAGAACAAAAACGTGCTTTATTGGAAGCATTGTCTGGAGGAGAAGTTCCAGACGAGCCTTCTACTACACATCCCCCTTTCATAGCTAGCTCTGAAGAAACAATTTCAGAATCTGTTGATGGAGATTTTACTATGAACAAAGGCTTTGACAACTCAAAGAATAGGTCAAAAGTAAAAGCTGGGAAAAACACATGGACAGACACTGGTGAAGCTAAAGATGTTGCTACTCCCCACGTTGCAAGAACTCCAAGAAATAGATCGACACCTAAGAAAAAGAATGTCAAATGTCATGCTTGTGGAAAAACATTTCAAATTAGTCCATCACTGATGTTTGGAGAATACTATCGTTGTGATAGGTGTTCAGGTAACAGTTAGTGTAATTAATTATCTTTAGTCCCAATGATTGTATAGGCTATAATCTTTAAAGGGTATGATTGTTAATTTTAAATCAAAGGAATATCTGTGGAAGAAAAGTTATTAGACGTTGGTGCTGAGAGAGCAGTCCTTTCTGGATTATTACAGCATGGCATTGATGGATACATAAATGTTGATGGATTTATAACTAGAGATAGCTTTGTGCATGTAAATAATAAAATGATATTTGCATGTATAGAAGATGTAATATCTAATGATCAGACTCCAGACATATCTACTATACTGGCGTCAGCAGAAAAGTTAAAAGTAGTAGAGCAACTAAGCACAAAGCAAGAGCTAAAGTATTTACAGACTCTATATGACTTTCCCATAATGGTGGAAAACATACTTGGTTTCGCTATTCAAATTAAGAAGTTTGAATTTGCCAGAAACATAAGAAAGCTAACAGATAAAGTACATAGTGATGTAGGAAAGATTGATGGAACTGAAAGTGTAGATGAAATTATTAGGATTCTAGAAGATCCAGTAACAGATTTTTTAAGAGAAGACGATGGTGGAGAGAATCCAGAAAAAATTGGAGAGGGTATAGAGGATTATGTCAAATTTTTGGAAGAAAACAAATGTGATATTATTGGTATACCAACGGGATTCTCGCGCTACGATGAAGCCATTGGTGGTGGTTTGCGACGTAAGTGCGTTGACCTTGTTTCTGCAAGACCAAAAGTTGGCAAGTCGGTATTTGCTGACAACGTTGCCCTCAACGTATCTAAGTTAAAGATTCCAGTGTTAGTACTAGATACAGAAATGTCTAAAGAAGATCACCTTAATAGACTTATAGCAAATATTAGTGGAGTGCCAATCAATGAGGTAGCTACTGGAAAATTTGTGGATGAAGAATCAAAAAGAGATAGAGTACAAGAAGCTGTTAAGGAAATAGATTCTATACCGTATAGTTATGTCAGCGTTGCTGGTAAGCCGTTTGAACAAATACTAAACATGATCAGAAGATGGGTAGTGCAAGAAGTAAAAACAGATGAGAACGGTAAAACGAATGAATGCTTAATCATCTATGATTATTTAAAGCTAATGTCATCTTCATCAATTACAAACAACATTCAGGAATATCAAGCACTAGGATTTCAAATTACATCTCTTCATAATTTATGCGTTAAGTTAGATGTACCCTGTCTATCCTTCGTGCAATTAAATCGTGATGGAATAAGCAAGGAAAGCACAGATGCAGTAAGTGGATCAGATAGGCTTATCTGGTTATGCACTTCGTTCAGTATTTTTAAAGCAAAGTCTCCAGAAGAGTTAGCAGAGGATGGTCCAACTTCAGGAAACAGAAAGTTAGTACCCATTGTTAGTCGTCATGGAGCGGGCATGGATGACGGAGACTATATCAATATGCAGATGATAGGTTCACACGCAAAGCTGTTAGAGCTACAAACCAGAAACGAAATTAAAAATTCTCCTGTAGGAGATACTGGATTAATTAACAATATGGACAAGGTGAAAGATGAACTTGAAGCAACTGAAGACTCATCTGAACAATAACGCAGAGTTAGTGTTTGAAAAATTAGGTATGAAGTGTGAGTCATTTAATAATAATATATACTCAACTTGTCCTATTCATGAAGACAGTGATAATCCTAGAGCTTTTTCTTTTTGCCCAGAGAGAGGCATCTGGAAGTGCTGGACTAGAGACTGTCAGGAAGAACATAGCAACGATATATTTGGATTAATTTTAGGAGTATTATCTAAAAAATGTGGTGAGGATTTAGAGTTTAAAGATGTCCTCAAGTGGGTCACTCAGGAGTTTAGCGTATACACAACGCGAGGTCCAATCAATCAAGAGGTGTTGGACGAGGATTATTTTTCTTATATTACAAAACATATAAACATTAAGCAAAGAACTAATATAGATAAAGAGGTTGAGCTAAATTTTTCAGCTAATGTTCCTTCAGATTATTTTTATGATAGAGGCTTTAAAAAATCTACTCTTAAATATTTTTCTGTGGGAGATTCCAGCGAAACAGGTATAATGAAATATAGATCGGTAATACCAATACATAATGATGATGGCTCTAAGGTGGTTGCTGCCATAGGTAGATCAGTAAAAGAGTACAGACAACCTAAGTTTTTATTCTATCCTACTGGTTTCAACAAAAGGTTTTATTTATATAATTATCATAATGCAATCAAGACGGCTTACAAAACTTCATGCTTATATATACTAGAAGGTCAAGGAGACGTTTGGAGAATGCACGAAGCAGGAGTCCAGAATGCTGTAAGTATATTTGGTAAGAATATTTCGCAAGAACAAATGAATAAAATAACTAAGCTTCCAGTTACTAGGTTAATTATATTAACAGACAATGACCAAGCTGGAAGAGAATCCAAGGTAGAGATACAAAGAAAGCTTTCTCGTATGTACAAGCTTACTTTTCCTCAATTGTTACAGAAAGACGTTGGAGATATGAGTGTTAAAGAAATCAAGAAAAGATTATTAAGTAGCCTAGAAGGAACATACTAATGACTAAAATAATTGGAATATCTGGCAGAAAGCAATCTGGGAAAAACACTGTTGGCAATATAGTTAATGGTATTGTTTTAAAGAATCTCAATATGATTCAAGACTATGCCATTAACGAAGAAGGAAATTTACAAATTAAAACAGCTACAGCTAGCGGAGATATCGGCTGGGGTATCTTTGATATACTGAGGCGCGATGAAGAGTTTATTTCGTATGCAGAATCTAACCTTTGGCCTTATATTAAAGCCTATCACTTTGCAGACTATCTAAAGAAAATGAGCATAGATCTGTTCGACCTTACGCCAGATCAAGTCTACGGATCAGACACGGACAAAAATACTTCGACTCCATATAGCCAGAACGGGTGGAAGCACAAGATGACTTCTAGAGAATTTTTGCAATATCTAGGAACTGACGTTATGAGGAAAATTAAAGATACCGTGTGGGTAGATTATACAATTAAAACTATTAAAGCAGAAGGGTCTTCAGTCGCTATTATTCCAGACGTAAGATTCCCAAACGAGGTAGAGTCTATAAAGAAAGCGGGAGGCGTAGTACTTAGATTGACTAGAGATCCTTTTCACTCAGATCATTCATGCGAGTCAGCTTTAGATGAAGACAATTATGATTGGAATAATTTTGATGAAATCATTGATAATAAAAACTTGAAAATATTAGAACTTGTACAAAAAATAGAAACCTTTAAATGGATGTGGAGCTAAACATGTTAGTTACTTATATAAGATCGTCTAGTTATAATAATTATGCATACTGTCAAATGCAGTATTTTATAACCTACGTTCTTGGATATCAAACTTTGAGTGGTAAAAAAGCAGTACAAGGAACTATAGTGCATAAAGTATTAGAAGTCTTAGCTAGTCTTCAGCTCGCAAAACAAGGTGCTGGCAAAAAAAGAAAGTTGGTAATCAAAGACGACATGCTGGGAGATATTTCTATCAACAAGTCACACTTAGACACCTATGATATAGTAAATGATCTTCTAGACCAAAGCTTTGACAGCTACACAGCGCAAGAAAGCCATCACGAATGGTATAAGAAAGAGAGAGAAGATTGTAGAAAATGGACTTGGCAAGCATTGCAATGGAATGATGGTCAGTTTGACCCAAGAAAAAGGAATATAGTAGCTCCAGAGCCACACTTTGACATACCCATCGAGGAAGATTGGGCTAAATTTAAATACACAATGCCAGACGGTAAAGAAGTTGAAGGTCAATTAGCCATTAAAGGTACGATAGATCTTGTTACCCAGACAGACGATGACACAATAGAAGTGATTGATTGGAAGACGGGCAGAAGGATTGATTGGGCAACAGGCGAAGAGAAGACATATGAGAAACTTTTATCTGATCCACAATTATTGCTATATAATTATGCAATATCAAAGCTGTTTCCTGACTATAAGCAGGCAATAATGACCATTTTCTTCATCAAGGATGGTGGTCCATTTTCCATGTGTTTTGACAGGTCAGATCATGACAAATTCTTAGAAATGCTCAAGGTTCGTTTTCAAAAAATCCAGCAAAATGTGTTCCCAACACCCATTTCTAGCACCAGAAGTAGCTTTAAATGTACAAAACTCTGCCATTATTACAAAAACAATTGGCCCGGAACAGACCAAAATATGTGTATGTATATAGAGAAGCATCTCAAAGAGAATGGTATGGATAAAACCATAAAAGACTGTACTAGAGAAGGATTTGACATAGGATTTTACGAGGCTCCCGGATAATATGAAAAAAATAATAACGCTAGGTATGGCAACATATGACGATCATGATGGAGTATTTTTTAGCATACAAGCATTACGCATGTACCATGAAATATTTAATACTGATCAAACAGAGATAATTTTAGTAGATAATAATCCAGATTCGCCTCATGGTAAAGCTAATGAAAAGTTTATGAAGTGGATTAAAAATGGAATATACATACCGTACACTCTGAAAAAAAGCACAACAGTCAGAAATGAAATTTTTAGACAATCTAAGAGTAAATATACCATCTCTATGGATTGTCATGTATTAATATTTAACGGAGCTATATCGTCACTATTAGAATATTATTCCAAGAATCCAGACTGTAAGGATATAATAACTGGACCATTAGTATATGATGGCTTAGACACTAAAAATCCTTCAACACATTTCAAACCGGGATGGTCTTCTGGAATGTGGGGTACTTGGGATACAAACCATGAAGCGTTACGAAAGGGAGATCCATTTGAAATACCCATGCAGGGTTGTGGACTATTCTCGTGCGAAACGAAAAATTGGGTTGGCTTTAATAAAAAATTCAAAGGATTTGGTGGAGAAGAAGGATATATACATGAAAAGTTCAGACAGTTTGGGGGGAAAGCAATTTGCTTACCTCAACTCAAGTGGATGCATAGATTTTCTAGACCTCAAGGTGTACCATACCCGCTGATTCTAGAAGACAGAATATGGAATTATTTTATAGGATGGCTAGAACTAACGCAAGATCCAGAACACGAAATGATAACGGGCGCTTACGAACATTTTAAAGAAAAGATTCCTCCCGGCAGCATTGATTACTTACTTAATGCTGCCATTAAACAAACTTTATAAGGAGCTGATTATGTCTTTTATAGAAGAAGCTGATGAAGAGTATAATTTTCAAACTTATGGTTCTACAGAAGAACTAACAGAAGAAAATTTTTATATACCTACAGAAGCTGAATATGAAGATTGTGGAGAAGATGAAGGAGAATATGACGCTGCTTCACTGTGGGAAAATATCCGTAAGAAGAAAGAACGAGAAGGCAAAAACTATAAACCCGCCAAGAAAGGCGATAAAGATAGGCCAGATCCAGACGCTTGGAAAAAGGCACAATCAGAACCTTCTGATAAACAAAAAAAATCTCTTGATGTAAACAACGATGGCAAAGTAAGTAAAGAAGACTTTGAAATATTACGTAAGAAAAAAAATAAAGAATCAGATGGGTGTGGATGTAAGGGTATGGCAGCAGAATATCAGGGCAGAAAAGTTAAGCTTGGAAAGCCATTCTTAACTCCAGATGGGCCTAAGAAAAGAAGCGTTTATGTCAAAAATGGATCTGGCAATGTTGTTAAAGTAAACTTTGGCGATCCTAACATGTCTATCAAGAAGGATAATCCAGCAAGAAGAAAGTCTTTTAGAGCTAGACATAACTGTGCGAATCCCGGTCCAAAATGGAAGGCTCGCTATTGGTCTTGCAAGGCGTGGTAATATGGAACTCAAGAAAAAATGGAATAATCATTTAGATGAAAACAACATGACTTATTGGCAACATTTTAGATTTGCTGTATATCATGGGTTAATATGTATAAGAGCTGGTGTATATCTATGTATACATGGTTTTTTACCATGCTTTAGACGTAGAGCGGGTACTAGGTTAGTTCAAAGATTAGACAAAGTATTTACTGAGAGAGAATATGAGCTTAATAAATAAAGTAGCAGCAATTATAGATTCCAAAAAGCCTATAGACGAGGTAACTTACTTAGAAAAAAGAGTAAGATATGATGATACTATATCAATATTAGATATAGATCTAAAAACAATCATACCTGCACCAGCTAAAAACAGTAGTCTAACTACAGGAAAAGAGCTAAGTGAAATATCCAGACTTACAAAGATCAGAACTAATAAAGAAATTGATTTAATAAGGTCTGTTGACAGAGACCCGCTTGAGCTTTACTTAGGATTACTAAAGAAAAACGGCTTAGTTTTTCCACAGGCTTTGTTTAATGATTATTATAATATTATAGAGCAGTATATGTACGCTCTAAAGTTTTACTATAATAGAGCTAGACCAGAACAATTAGCTCCTTATTTTAATTTAGACATAGATGTTTTGTATACTGAAACTCATCACACTCCATCATATCCTAGTGGTCATATGATGTATTCCGAGTTAGTTGCTCATGTTCTTTCAGATAAATATCCAGAGTTTAAAGATAAGTTTTTTGAGTTGTCTAATTACTGTGGATATGCTAGAATATTACAGGGCGTTCACTACGCTAGTGATAACAAAGTTTCAAGGATTGTTGTTGAAAAATTATACAAGCTTATAAAAGGAATCTCAGATGACAAAGAAAGTAAAAAGCTATCCATTGACTGACTCTCCAAGACCTAAAGAACCTGTTAAAAGACCCTTGCCTCCCAATCCCAATAAAGTTGATTGATTAGTAGCTGCGTTTAGCCGGTATTGTCGTACTATAAATACTACACTTATTCCGTATCGTTGCTATACTTTGAAATAATCTAAGGAGAAAATATTGAACTGGTTTCCGTTGCATAATTTTACACATTATAGTTTGTTAAAAGGTTTCTCAAAGCCCACAGAGCTTGCCAAGATTTGTGCCGATAATGATTATCCAGCGTGTGGAATTTCAGATTATAAAACAATTTCTGGCTGTGTGTCTTTCTATCAAGCTTGTAAAGGCGTTGGCATAAAACCAATACTTGGTTGTACTTTTGACAGCTCCACCGTGTACGCTAAGAATAGACAGGGATGGAATGATCTCATTCAGATGGTTTCGTCTCTTGATGAAAATGGAGACCTGTCTAAAAACATAGCTAAAGAAATTATGTCTAAGGATAATCTTATATTATTAAGTAAGTCGTTATCAGCTTCTTATTACGCAAAGCCAGAACACGCTGATCTGCATAGGATTCTTATGTGTTCAGAACTTAAGACTACTCTACCAAAAATACAAAAAAAACTTCGCAATCACGAACTGTCTAAGAAAAATGTTGATTTTTTTACAAACAATGACAAGTGCATACAGGCAAGCGTGGAGACCAAAGAATTAAAATATATATATGAAGAATGTGAAGAATATGACATACTTAGTCCACCCATGTTGCCTAAATTTAAATGTCCAAATGGCGCTTCAGAAGAACAACACCTGAAAGCATTAGCTAGAGAAGGTTGGAGAAGGTTACTTATTGATACTGGAAAAGTTAAAGAAGAAGAATATAAGAATAGATATTTAGATAGATTTAATAAAGAGCTTCAAGTCATAAAAGACGCAGATCTTTTTGGATACTTTTTAATCGTTCAAGACATTATTAGACATGTCGAAAAAGATAAAGGTTGGTTAGCTGGACCGGGACGAGGATCTGCTGCTGGCTGTTTAATATCATATCTAATAGGTATTACTAAGATAGATCCGGTAGAACACGATCTTTTGTTTGAAAGATTTTATAATGCTGGTCGTAATACGGGCGGTCATGTTTCTCTCCCAGATATTGACATGGACGTTCCCGGTAAAAAAAGAGACAATGTTATTGACTATTTAAAAATCAAGTATGGCAAAGAACATGTAAGTCAAATGATTACATTCGGCAGACTTCAAGGCCGTAGCGCCATTAAGGAAGTGCTACGTATAAATGAAGCTTGTTCTTTTGGAGAAATGAATGCTATAACAAAGAGTGTACCAAATGAAGCAGAAATTTCTGACCAACTTGCAGAGATGGACGAAGAAGATAGATCTATCATTAAATGGTCTCTGATAAATCGTCCTGATGAATTGAGAGATTTTTGTCACGTTACAGAAGATGGGAAGTTAGAAGGAGATTATGCACAATATTTCCAGCAGGCTATAGACATTGAAGGAACCTTCAAGACACAGGGCAAACACGCAGCGGGAGTGGTTATATCGAAGGAGCCACTGCACAAAGTTTGTCCAATGGTAAAACAGAGAGGCAGTGCAGAAAAAATAGCAGGATTAGAAATGTCTGATCTAGAAGCGCTGGGTCATGTAAAATTTGATGTCTTAGGAATTAATCTATTAGACAAGCTAATGAAAATTAAGGAATTGACTAATGATAGAGGTTGAAGTTACAGGTTATATGAGAGTTAAAGCAAGAGTAATGGCTAAAGATTTGGGCAAGCTTAAAAATTCTATAACCAAAGGCGAAGGTAACGTTGCTGGTTTTATAGGAGAGTTGATAGCTTTGAAGTATCTTGGTGGAGTTAAAGCTAACACTTATGACTTTGACATTGTGAGCGGTGGCAAAACATATGATGTAAAAACCAAGCGATGTACAAGTCCTCCTAAGCCACACTACGACTGCTCAGTAGCTGCATTCAATACAAAACAAAGATGTGATATTTACCTTTTTGTAAGAGTACAATTTGAAGGTGATAGACCTGTAAAAGCATGGGTGTTAGGACAAAAGGACAAGGCTGAGTATTTTAAACAGGCTAGAAAACTAAAGAAGGGCGACATTGATCCAAGTAATAATTTTAAGGTTAAAGCAGACTGCTATAACTTAAGCATTGATAAACTAGAGAAACTAGAAAAGAAGGACTAATTATGGCAAATAGAGACTACATCGTATTTGATTTTGAATCCACAGGTAGGAATCCTCACATGTGTATGCCTACTCAAATCGCAGCGCTTGCAATTGATGGTAGAAATCTAAAGGTGAAGGGTGAATTTAACAGCGAGATCAAGCCCATCATCGACGATGAAAAAGCTATTGCAGCAGGATACGATCCAATAGAAGAGGGTGCATTAAAAGTTACTGGCAAAACTAGAGAAGGTTTAGCTAAAGCTCCCGCTTTAAAGCCCGTGTGGAATAAGTTCATCAAGTTTGTAGATCAATATAACTGGAAGGGTGAACCATTCTTTGCCCCCATACCAGTTGGATATAATATTATTGGCTATGATATGATTATGCTTAATAGAATATGTAAAGATCTCAAGGTGCGTTACGACGAAAAAAGGAGTCAGAATACAATATTTAGCAAGGTACACAAAGTAGACTTAATGGACAATATGTTTATGTGGACAGAGGGTGATCCTAGCATTAGATCAATTAGCATGGACACGCTGCGTGAACGCATGGGTCTTAGTTCAGAAAATGCACACGATGCTTTGCAAGATGTTAAAGATACAGCTAATATCTTTATAAAGCTATTGAAGACACACAGGGCTGTCTACCAAAACATTGAACTAGACAAGGCGTTTGCAAACGGAAATTTGTATGTCAAATGAATATGACGATAAAGAAACTTGGCAACTATTTGCAGAAGGTAAAACCAAGGGTGTCTTTCAGCTAGAAAGTAATCTTGGAAAGTCTTGGTCAAAGAAGCTTGCGCCAAACAATATTGAAGAGTTATCAGCATTAATTGCTATCATTCGTCCCGGATGTTTAAAAGCTTTCGTGGACGGGAAGTCTATGACTCAACACTTTATTGATCGTAAGCATGGTCGTGAAGAAGTAACATTCTTGCATGAATCGCTAGAAGAGGTGTTGCTGCCTACGTATGGAGTTCTAGTTTATCAAGAGCAGTCTATGCGTATCGCGCAAAAAATAGCTGGCTTCAACCTTGAAGAAGCAGATGAATTACGAAAAGCTATTGGTAAAAAGAAAGCAGATCTAATGGCTAAGGTAAAAAAGAAGTTTATTGCTGGAGCTAAGAAGGCTAAGATTGTAAACAAGGAAGAGGCAGAACAAATATTCGGCTGGATTCAAGCATCAGCAAGGTATGCATTTAACAAATCACATAGCATATCATACGCTGTGTGTTCTTACTGGAGCGCTTATGAAAAGGCTCATAGTCCAGAAGAGTTTTTTCTTGCATATCTTTATTACGCAAATGAAAAACAAGATCCACATCAGGAGATATATGAACTAATTTCTGAAGCAAAACTCTTTGACATTCAGGCTAGAACTCCTAGTGTTGCTAATTATCAGGAAAAGTTCAACGCCAAAAAGAAGAAAATATATTTTGGAATTAAGGATATTAAATCACTAACGGGTAAAACGGGAGACAAGGTTGTAACTGGAATACAAGAAGCAGAGGATGAACTAAATAAAAAAATATATAAATTTAACTGGTTAGAAATATTATTATTTTTATCACCAAAGATCAACTCTACTGCATTTAAAGGATTGTCATCTATAGGATTCTTTAGAGATTTTAATGGAAAGATTAGCAGGAATAAAGCGCTATATGATTATGAGATATATCGAACTCTAACTAAGGCTGAACAAACATGGATTCAAAAAAACTATAAGGATAATAAGTGGGACAACTTCACAGACTGCCTGAAGTCTTTGGCTCCTACTAAAAAGGAAGGTGGAGGAACCAGTAAGCAAGAAAGGAAGCAAATTGTAGAAAATGAGATACAACTTCTTAACGATCCACCTTACAGTCTAGAAGATGATATAACATGGATTATTGAGCAAGAAACAAGACTGCTTGGATGTCCTATAACTTCAAATAAAATAGATACAGCAGACACTTCAGCTGCTAATACTACATGTAAAGATATTGTGAATGGTAAGAAGGGAAAGAATCTCTGCGTTGTAGCAAATATACAAAGGTTATATGACTACAAAATAAGTAAAGGAGATTCTAAAGGCCAGACGATGTCCTTCTTAACTATAGAAGACGACTCATGTATTCTAGATAGTGTTATAATATTCCCAACTGTAAAGAATAAATATAAGTATATATTATACGAAGGTAATAATCTTCTATTTTGTGGCAACGTACAGAAGAACGATGCTTCTTTTATAGTTGAAAAAATTCACGAATTATGATTGTTTTTTAAGATTGTCCAAGCTAATATATAAAGATAGGAGATAGAATGAACAACTGTTGTTTCACCGGATATCTAGTAGAAATCCCACACACTTCTTACGTTGGCAATGTTCTGCTTGCAGAATTTGCGATAGTGGTATATACTTACAGAAGGACCAAAAGCACTGGAGAGAAAAGTAGAATTCCCACATACATACATTGCGAAGCTTGGCACACTGGGGCAGAAACGATTGAAAAATTTGCAAAAAAAGGTACTAAGATTACCATACAAGCTTCAGCTAAACACATATCTAAAGATGATGAAACGCTTATATTCAGAGTAAATGAATTTGATATTTGTCAAGACAACGATTTTGAGGATTGGTCTACATGAGAAAAAAACGTATATTGTTTTGCACAGAGGCTACATTTCTTAACACTGGTTATGCTACATACACTAGAGAAATATTAAACTACTTATACGATACGGGAAAGTATGAAATAGCTGAACTTTCATCTTATGGAAGTCCAGACGATCCTCGGTCTCTAGATATCAAGTGGGAATATTTTGCAGCTTCTCTATCAAGAAACGCTAGCGAGGAAGAACGCCGTGTGTTTTCTGAGAGCCATTCTAATCAGTTTGGAGAATACAAATTTCCTGAAACTTGCCTGAGATTCCAACCTGACATCGTATGCGATATCAGAGATTTCTGGATGATAGAATTTGTAGAACGTTCTACGTATAGACCATTTTTTAAGTGGTGCATTATGCCAACCGTTGATGCTGCACCTCAAGCAACTAGCTGGATGGAAACGTTTAAGTCAGCCGATGCTTGCTTGAGTTATTCAGATTGGTCTGGAGAAGTACTAAAGAAGCAAAGCAATTATAACATTAATTATATTGGGTCTGCTCCACCATCTGCCCATGAGGCATATACTATTATGAAGGATAAAGATGAGTGTAGAACGTCTATGAATATACCAAAAGACTCAAAAATTATAGGCACGGTAATGAGAAATCAACGTAGAAAATTATACCCAGATCTATTTGCAACATTCAGGAAAATATTAGATTCTGTTGAAGATCCTTATAATTATTACCTCTACTGCCACACTAGCTTTCCAGACATGGGTTGGGATATTCCAGAGTTATTGCAAGAACATAGTTTAGGTTCTCATGTTTTATTCACTTATCTATGCACTAAAACTAATAAGCCTTTTGCTTCTTTCTTTTGTGGACCCAGAGCTATATCGCCATACACTCAAGACTTAGATGGTATTATGGTTAGTGTTCAGAATGGTCTTTCTTATGAAGACCTATCTACAATCATGCAATGTTTTGACTTGTATGTGCAATATGCTAACTCAGAAGGATTTGGCTTACCTCAAGTAGAAGCCGCTGCTAGCAGTATACCTGTAGCATCAGTTAATTATTCAGCTATGGAAAGTGTTATTAGTAAATTAGAAGGAATAGCTCTACCACCTAAAGCGCTTTACAAAGAGATGGAAACAGGTTGCATGAGAGCCGTTCCAGATAATGACTACGCAGCAAAAGAAATAATCGAGTTTTTCAAGCTTCCTGAAACAATGAGAAAAAAGATAGGTTTTACTATAAAGCAAAATTTCTTAAAACATTTTCAGTGGGAAAAAAGTGGAGCCGTTTGGGAAAGATGTTTTGATTCTTTTGATATTGTTCCAGATGAAGAGACTTGGCTATCTCCACCTAGAATAATATCCCCTAAACCGATGCCTTCAGAAAAACAGTTTGATACTATTGAACAAGGTGTAGATTATTTATTTGCCCACGTTTTATGTAAGCCAGAATTAATTGGATCTCACATGCATCAACGTATGATTAGAGATATAATGTATGGATTTACAACATCTGCGACGGCTGGGATGTATCAGAATGACAGCTCTGCAATTCAAGATGGCAATCTAAGAAAAAGTACATTTAACTTTGAAACGGCTTATAGAAATTGCCATATGATGAGAATGAAAGAAAATCATTACGAACAACAAAGGAAGGATGCGTTTAATCTACAATGAAAGTACTTTATACAGCGCACTATAAAGAAGATAGTGGATGGTCAAACGCAGCAATCAATAACATACTAGCATTAGATGCTGCTGGGGTAGATGTAGTATGTAGAAATATAAAACTAACTAATAAAAAGTCTGAGATACCGGAGGAGATAAAAAAACTAGAACAGAAAGATCTACAAAGTGTGACACACTGTATACAGAATGTATTACCACATCATTTTATTGGAACAACAAGTGTTAAAAAAAATATAGCATATTATTATGCAGAGTCTATATTTAATCAAAAAAATATGTGGCATTTAAATCTAGATTTAGCAGATGAAGTCTGGGTAACAAATAATGAACTCAAAGAACATACCAGCAAATTGTTAAATTCTAAAGTTAAAAATGTACCTCAAGCTGTAGCAACTGAAAAATACACAAAAGAATACAAAGAGGTAAACTTTGGAACAAATAGTAATGATTTTAAGTTTTACTTCATTGGAGATATTAATGATAGGAAAAATCTAAAGTCTATTATAAGATGTTACTACAGAACTTTTAACGCTTCTGATGACACTATGTTGTTTATTAAAGTAAAAAAATTCTCTATGTCTACTCAATCTCTAGACTCTTATTGCCGCAAGCTGTGTTCAGATATACAGAAAGAAATGAGAATTTATAACAATGGATTACAATATGCCGCTGTAAAATTTATAACAGCAAACACTGACGAAGACTTTATCTATTCATTACATCAGCATTGTAATTGCTTTATAGGAGCAAGTCATGGAGAGGCTTGGTCTTTACCAGCTTTTGACGCAATGTGTTTTGGCAGCACTCCTATATGCAGCAATGAAGGTGGACCTAAAGAGTTTATAGATAAAAATAACAAAAACACTGGGACGCTTATTGATGGTCAATATGGAATATGCAATGAACAAAACGGAGCATTCCCACATATATTTACAGGCGCAGAACTATGGTTTGATCCTAGCGAAGAACATTTGTGTAACGCTATGAAATACTATTATGATAATAAAAACTCTACAGATATTAGCAATTGTCATAATTTTGGCAAGAACTTTGGCTTGAAAGAAGTAGGAAAAATAATGAAGGAATTACTATATGAGTAAAATTTTTCAAGAATTAGTATCAGACATCAAGCTTAACGTACTTATGTCTCATATAAATGAATCGCTTGTTAGAACGGTAGAGAATGTAGACATGACATTCTTTGTAGCTAATGTAGACCAAGAGAATAATAAAAAATCTTATAAGGATACAGGAAACATACTATTATTCCCAGACGGCAAAGTACTTCCACACATACTATACAACGTTGTGGTGGGTTTTTCAAATGATCCAAGTATGATTGCAACGCTGGAGAATGCATCCGATGTATTAAAAATACCGTTCTTATTATTTATTGACAAACCAGCAAGTGCATATGGTTCAGTAAGATTAGTTAATATGGTCAAAAGATCGAGAAGCAATGTAAATGTTTTTACATCTAATGATATATGTCATAGCTGGAATATTAAAAACAAACAACATATTATAGCAAATTACTACGACTCTAATCAACTTGTTGAAACATTGACAACAGTAGAACAGGAATGCGCAAAATGAAAGTAAACATTACAGATAGCAAAAAAGATTTTATAGAAGGATGTGTCAACTTAGACATTGCTAATTATGATGCGAAGTTTTTTGAAGAAGTTCCTCAATCTTCATGTGAGTTATTAATTATTAATGAATGCCTTGGATGTCTTTCTTACGAAGAAAGCGTAAAAGCTCTACAGGATAGTATAATTAGAATAGCAAAGGGTGGAAAAATTTCTTTAGCATTAATAGATTTTGAATCTATCTCCGTGTCTTTCACTAATGGGTCTATGAACTCAGAGTCAGTTAGTGAAATATTAAAAGCGTATAAATCTGTTTTGAATGTATACGAAGTAAAGGAAATATTAACAAAGGGTAGCATAAACATAGTTCAAGCTGAGAGAAAAAATAATTTGTTACTCATTAACGGAATTAAAGCATGAGAAAAAGAAAAGCTAGTATAAAAAAAACAAAGACTATTAGAACTAAAAAAGCTACTAAAAAGTATGATGAGTTCATTACATTCGTATTGCTTCATGGGCAGAGCATACAAAGGTTTAAAAAGAGTGAACCTGCATGTTTTGCTAAGATAGGGAGACAGTATTTAATAGACAAACAAATTACAGCTATAGATAGAAAATTTAACAACTATGAGATTATTGTTTCCTTGGGCCATTGTTCTGATATACTTCATGATCATATCATCAAAAATTATAGCAATAAACCAGTAAGAATTATAGAAAATAAAAATTACGAAACTACAAACTCATGTGAAACAGCAAGACTATGCTTAAACAATACAACAAATGACAACCTCTGCTTTATGGATGGTAACTTATTTTTTGAAAGCAAGATATTTGACGGTTGTGATTTTTCTAATTCATTCGCCATGCTAAATGATAAAGAAGAAGAGAGCCTTGAGATAAGAGTGAACACAAGCGATAAGAAGATTAAGTTTTTCTGCTACGGAGCCAGCAAGCCTTGGTGTGAAATTGTTTTTGTTAATGGTAAAGATATTATATACGATCTGCATAATATTTTAAAATCTAAAAACTTTAGAAAAAAGTTTTTCTTTGAAGCTATGAATGAAATAGTTAGAATTCACAACGTGTCTGGGAAAATTAATAAAAAAAGCATCGCTAAGATTAAGAATATAAGGACATATAATAAGATCAGGAGTCAATATGAAATTCGTAATTGATAACTACAGCGACCATGATAGTACACAATCTTTGTACTTGTATCAACATATAGATAGTAACGAACAACATGAAATATACATGAATACTTTTGAATATGCAGTTTATGAAATTATGAATTCGTTTGATCCCAGTGTTTATATAACTTCCTGCAATACTATATCTAAAGATTTATTTCTATTCATGAAAGAACACCAAAAGAATAGGGGTATAAAACTACTAATCAATACAGATAACTGTAAGATTGCTCACATCCAAACCGTGTATTCTAAATTAAAAGAAAACAATGTTGAATTTAGGTTCTTTGGAAACATGAATAACAAGCACATCCCAAGCTCAATACTAAATAAATCATTTAATATAAGAGATTGCGCAGATGTAAATATAACTAAGAATCAAGATACCAGACTAGATTGGCATACGAAAATAGAAAGCTTGATATTTGTAGACAGCAAAGAACAATTAGATAAAATACAAAACAAGGGAAAAACATACCACGTTGTTTGTAGAAGCTCTAATATTATCAATGATATAAATTTTGACATAGTAGGGTTGTGTAAACATATAATTCATAATTATGAACAAGTTATTTTTTGCAATATAGATAATGGTTTAAATCAAATGTTTTATGAATCTTTATACAGAGCTGAAAAAACATATTTTATTTCTGAAAATCCTGATAAAATCAAACAGAGTCTAGACAAAATATTAAAATTAGATATTAACTTAGACTTTAATGAAGATAACAAGCAAGAAGATTTTCAAGAAATCAAACAAGCGGTAGCTGCCAAGCATACCTCTGCTAATAGAACAATTTCAATACTATCACAACTTCCCCAGCAAATATAATATGACTACGACTACAAAAGAATTAAATAAAAATAAAATACAAGTTCATCTACATCTATGGTATGAAGAAGAATCTATATACTTAATAGACAAGATACACAAGGGGTGGAAGGGGAAAAGAATTAACGTATCATTCAATACAGATGGAAAAGCAAACGACAGACTGTTAAACTATTGTCAAGATAAATTTTCAGATGTAAGAGCAGTATATGTAGAAAATTGTGGAAATGATCAAGTTGGATTTTTTAAATCAATCCAAACTAATAATGAGGAAGATAAAGAATTTGTACTGTACGCTCATGATAAAAACCCAAGCAAAAGAGATTGGGTAGATCAAAACCTAGACCCTCTAGTAGACAATGCAGATACTGTTAATACTTACTTAAAAGAAGATGTTGGTATGATATCTTCAGCAAATCCAAAAAGACTTGAGCCTCTTTTAAGTGAAGAAAAACTTATAGCAATTGACAAAGAGACTGCAATGTCTGAAAAAAAGGGAGTAGTATTAGCAAGGCAAACATTAATATGGCTTAGAGAACTACAGTATATATTGTACGACGTACACGGTTACATTGATAAAGACAGACTAAACTTTAAATTTACTGCTGGTAATATGTTTATAATTAGTAAGGATGTCTTGGAGGTATCTCAGTCTGTCGTACATCCTAACTTTTTTCCAGAAGCATACAGAGAAGATGGAGACATGCCTCATGCGCTTGAGAGATTCTATTATTATGTATCTTTGTGTATGAAAAAACAAAACATATTTATTTAGGAGCTATTATGAAGAAGAACATAGGGATTTGCGATCTACCAAATAAAGATATATATTCTGCGATACATGCTGTTATCAACGAAGTTAGAGCTAGGAACGTTAATGACGTATGTATATTTACTAAAGGATATGTTAAATTCACAAATCAATGTGCTAGCTTTGGATTCCCAGAAATGTCTTTGTTCTCTGGTTTAGTACTGTCATTTGTTGTAGAAGACATAGAGACTATTGTTAAGAAGAATCAAGACATCAAGCCAGCGTTTGTATACTTAGGACAGCAGTTTAATATTCCATTATTAATGGCTCTATTAAGAAATAAGGATATAGTTATATTAGCTGGTAATGAAAAACACTCTGAGGATATTAAAAGACTATCAGGAGTGACGCCATCAGACATACAAAAATTTATAGAAACTTTCTTGGAAGGTTAATCATGAAAAACACTAATACTAACATTGTAGATATGTACGTAAACAAAAAAATGAGTACGTATGAAATAGCTAAAGAATTAAATACTTATCCTAATAAAATAAGAAGGGTATTAATTAAACAAAATATTGAGCTAAACGATAAAAGTACGGCGCAAAAAAATGCAATTCAAAAAGGAGTATCTATTATACCAACAAAGGGGAGAAAGAGAAGTAAGGAAGAGAAGCTAAAAATTAGCCATTCTCTTAAAAAATATTGGGATAATATTTCACAAGATGAATATGATAAGAGGGTAGACTTTGCTCGTAGAAAATGGAGTGAAATGTCTGAAGAAGAAAAAGATATCATGAGAACCAAAGCAATTCAAGCTATACGCAAGGCTGGCAAGGAAGGATCTAAATTGGAAAGGTTTCTTGCTGGAGAAATATCCAGAGAAGGATTTACTGTACATATACATAAGAAGAATTTAATACCAAATGAGAACTTAGAAATAGATATGTATTTCCCAGATGTTAAATGTATTATTGAAGTTGATGGACCTTCTCACTTCTTACCAATTTGGGGGGAGGACAAACTAAAAAAACAAATAAAAGCAGATTCTAACAAAACAGGGTTGATTTTAAGCAAGGGTTTTGCTATAATAAGAGTAAGGCATACTACAGACACCCTATCGTTGGGGACTAAAGAAGTGTTGAAAAACAAACTTATTGATAAGCTTACATCTATCAGCAAAAAGTTCCCAAGTCAATCAAAACGTTATATAGAAATTGAAGCATAAAGGAGGAAGAATGTTATCTGAAGATATGGAAACTAACTTATTTGAAGGAGTTGAAGAATTGCAAACACCATCTAATACGGACACTTCTGTTAAAGACGTAATACTTGGAGACGCGCCATCAATGTTGTCTCCAGAATGGCATGAATACGCCATGACGCTCTTTCAAGAAGATGAGATGATGAATGGACATCCACTTGTAACAGGGCTTAGAAGGGTTTCTGAGCTAGTTCTAGGGCCAATGTCTTTCAGTGGTCCAACGTGGGTAAAGCCTACTGATCGTGACGACCATCATGGTAGAGCTACTGTTATTTTTACTATAGAATTTGCTAGCGGGCTAAGATGTGCAGAAGTAGCAGATTCATGGGAAGGTAATACAGATGACATGTTCTGCGCCTTCGCTGTAGCAATCGCCAGCACTAGAGCAGAAGCTAGGGCATTACGTAAAGTTCTCAAGATCAAGGGCGTTGCGGCAGAAGAACTGACTAAGAAAGATACTGCTAAAATCGTTCGTGATCTTTCTAAGCAGAACAGTAGCAGCGCTGGAGACTATGACGACACAGGAAGGATGAGTGATGCTCAGTATAATTTTATTGATATCAAATGTAAACAACTAAAAGTCAATGGATCAAAGTTGTTCAAGGATATTTTTAATGTAGATAATAATCGTAAGATTTCTAAGAAGGTAGCTAGCGAGATCATTGATGTTCTCAATAACTATCAGCGAGATAAAAGTACAATCCCTGAAGAGATTGTTGGTTATAACGAAGAATGGAGAAACTCATGAAGTTAACGTATACGACAGGAAATGGTAGAATCGCAGCAGAGTTTGATGCAGATACACATCGAGAACTATTTATGCAAATCTCAAGATTTCAAGAGGTTTTTGAAGAAAGCAAGTGTGGCAAATGTGGGTCTGAAAATCTTAGGTTTGTAGTTAGAACTGTGGATGAAAATGAATACTTTGAATTACGCTGTATGGATTGTGGGGCTAAACTTGCGTTTGGTTCTATGAAGAAGGGTGGAGGACTATTTCCAAAGCGTAAAGATGGAGACACATGGCTTCCTGATAACGGGTGGACCAAGTGGAATCCAAAAACTAAAACAGCTGAGTAGTACCAGCTTGATGAGGGAAAAGGGGAGAGGCGTAAAAACCTTTCCCCTTTTTTTTATTAAACTCTAATTACTTTTACTGAGTATGGTAGTGCTTGCGTTACCTTTACCCCCCATAGTCGTTAATAGTTTTTATAAGTAATCTACAGTAAAGTATAATCCATACTCTCTCTTCTGACCAATTTCGATAGGTGAAGAGCTTAGAGCAATATACCAATCATGTCTCATAAATTCTCCAGCTCCACCTTTATCGTAATCATTTACTGAAACTCCGGGAAGAGTTGATAAGTAATTGAAATAGTCTGTTCCAGCGCCAGTGTCTGAAACTGTAGTGTTCAATCCGCTGGGTCCGGGAGAATTTGAAAGCGACATTGGTGTGGGATTTCCACCAACACCCGGATCAAATGTTGACCAATGGTTTTCAGCTTTTCCTCTGTGGGCGAGATTTGTTTTGTCTTGACCAGCAAGGGGATGTCTAGCTTCATAAACATATGTTTTAACGTCTACAGCATGTTGTGTAATGGCTGATCTGTCAAAAATAATAATCTTAGGTTGAGATGCAATAACAGGTGTTTCGTGTTCAAATCTAATATTAAGAGTTGTAAGATAATTAGGAAGTCTACTCAAGTTAATTGGATCAGCTCCGTTAATCTTAATCTTACCCTCTACAGTAGTTTCAGCTGGAGCTGGATTGCTAAATAATGCATTATTGTTAAGTTGATTGCCAGCATCTCCTCCATCTTCAGTAGTTACCCACGTTGTTTGCTGAACATCAGTTAAAGCTACGGGAACTCCAAACTGAGAGCCAAAAAAGCCAATGCCACTTCCAGTGGTGTGATCTATAAGGTCTTGGGTTTCGTCAGTGACGTTACCGTAAAATTTGATTGTTGCCATTATTTTTCTCCATTTGTGGGTGTCAACACTATTATATACACGAAAAACTAGCCAAAAGTTGCTTTAATATAGTTATGCATTTGTATGCCAGTTGTAATATCTGGATCTTTTTGTAAGCATATTCCTATGTCATTATGACAGTATGTAAAAATCTCGTATTCTCCGGGGTATGGGCTATTTTGATTATCTTCTATTGCTACCTGTGCTGATCTAGTGCCTACGACACGTTTCTGTCCAGACTCGCTGGGCTTGCTAACCCTTACCATACCGCTCTGGTCTTTAGGTCCATAGTCCCACATAGGCTTGTTGTAGCAGTAGGCTCTAGAGAACGATACAGTCGCTGATGCTCCACCTGCGGGGTTAGTTACCAACATTTCTAGAGGCGTATCAACAATATCACCATCTACATATTGACCAAAAGTTTTTGGATCAAAGCCTTCTCCTCGACATTTATAATGATTAACTTCATCCTCATCTTCAGTTCTACTTGGTATAATTACAGGACAATTTCCAGATGATCTATTGCCAGTAGCGCATTCCTCCTCAAAGTCTTCACTGTCAGCAATTATAAAATTCGTAATTCCACCCTCTTCATCTACCGCTGTAACTTTAATAGCTACTCCTTGATTTAATAGACACATTTGATCTACTTCAAACTTATCGCCACCATCAACAATACCTAGTGTTCCACCAACTCCAATGACTTTTCTATCATAACTATATCCGTACTTAGTTATAAATTGACCTCTTCTATCAAATTTGCTAATCCATAAATGGTTGGGTTTTAATTCTATAGTAGGTTCTACCTGTCCTAATGGCACCTCGTCTCCTTGCAAAGCGAATCCCGGAGTGTAAATTACCTTCCTAGCGTTTTGAACTACTGCATAGCTTGTTTTTGTTGGGACAGTATAATCAACTCTAGTTTCCAAAGCTCTAGTTTTTACTATAATTTTTACAAATTTTTCTTCCGCAGCATCCCAGCTATCAACTTCTGTCTCTACTTCTTCGCCTTCGGAACCATGCGATTCAGGGTTGAAATGAAGAGGTTGTGCGTATTGAGATAACCATAACGTATCTTCTCTAGGCCAACCATCGTACACTTGTACATGCAGAGCGGCTGTTCCAAAACTTTCAATTCTATCCATAGAAGACCCCCAAACAACAGTGGTTCCCTGTATGGTCTTTCCTCTAGTATCATTGACCCAGCTTCCTACGAACGGCAATATGGTCATGCTAATACTTCCACCACCACCTCCTCCATAGAAAACACCTTGAGTGCCAAACACTTGCTCTGTGTCTACATTTAATACCCAAGCTCCACTTCTAAAAACTAAACGTCTTGCACAAGTAGTTCCTACAGCGTTCGCGCCAAGATACGCACTATTATTATTATCATCTCCAAACATTTTGTAGCAACCTTGAGGTCTATGAAATTGGCTAGGTTCTTTTTGTATGAAAGCGTCATACTTTGGACCAACAGATGTTTGCCTACTATCATAAAGGTGTTTATCAGCGATCTCTTTAGAAGTAAAACTACCAAACGTTGCACCTCCAAACAAGTTTGTACCAGCTCCCATACCGTGAAAATCATCTGCGCTGTCATAGAAATTTCTACATTCTTCTTCTGCACTACTAAATAATTTACCATCAACTATAACTCTAGTTGTAGAGTCAAGATGGGCATAAAGTTCTGCTGGACAAAGAGAAAACTGTATAGTATTAGCATCGTTTGGTTTAGCATTCCAACCGCTCGCGTATATATAGCGATCATCTGAGGATCTCAAGTTTGATATTTCTTCTGGATTACCACCGTTTATTTTTAAAATTAAATCCTGATGGTCTTCAATTGGAGAACCATCATAGTCTCCCGCTTTGTTTTTAAATGGTCCAAGAGTGGCTACTTCTGCTGGAATTTGAAATTCACTTATCTCCTTACCCTCTCCACCATCTCCATCCTTAAACTTTTTACCAGCATACCCCCCATTAAACACTGGTCCCCAAAACATATTAATCTGTTGAACATCTAAGTCATCAATTATTACTGATGTCGAATCATCAGTAGGAGCAGAAACATTAATTCTTTCACTATAAGCATTGTCTGTCAAAGTTCCAGTTGTGGTATCTGGTCTACCTAGATTGCTTTTAGTTTGATTAAGAGCGTTATCTTGAAAGTAATCAATAGAGAGTAGTCTAGTTTCATTATCCCTATAAAACTTATCATAAACAAAATTAATAATTTCATCGCCAGCCTGTACAAAATCTCCATTGGTTAATCTAAAATAATCATCAGAACTAGCTAAGAATTTAGAAAACAACCACGGACCTTTAAAAGCAGGAGGTCGTTCTTGTATAACGCCTTCTCCGCTAATTTTAATTAACAAATTTTCTCCATCAATCTGCATGGCTAGAGCTATCTCACCTTTAGAAAATATTTGAGTAGTCCTATTTACAACTCTAACTTTTTCAACTTTAGTCGAACTGTCATACTTTATTAGGTTGGGACCAAAAGATCGAGGATTATTACCCTGCACAGTCATAGGCATAGCTGATCCGGTTTTAAAGTCTGACACAGAAGCTGATGCTGAACCTCCATAAAAGTAATCAGAATCATAGTCCAGACCATCAGGAGCTACAGCTGGATCTAATATCTCAGCAGCATCTACATCATCTAAAAGCATACATAAAAAACTAGAACTGGATTCCCACATTCCTTCTGTATGATTGTATATCATTTTTAAAGGAGCCGATACCATAGAAGCGAAGTCTGATTCTGTTAGATTGACCTTGCCAACATATACTCCAGTTTCCTCTTTTAAAGATTGTTTAAAAGCGTACTTAGCCCCACTGCGCCTTCTGGGATGAGCCGTAAACAGGGTGTCTGACTTGAAAGATGGAACGCGATCAGTTGATTCTTGGTGTTTTTTATGAAAATAAATCTTCACACTTTTAGAATAACCATCATCATCAAACTTGTCTTTTCCGGTGTCCCAATTTCTATTAGCAATCAAACATCCTTCAGGACTATTTTGAATTTGTGCAATTTTCTTTTCTTTGCTAGATAAATTAGCTGTTTCTATCCTTTCTTTATAAGGCGTATCATTAACATAGTCTAACAAATCAATCAGATCATTAAGCGCGTAAGTTTTAAAAATGTAGCCACCAGAGTCGTCATACAACTTATGTTGAAAAGAAACTGCTCCATACTCTGTAGTCAAAAAATTAAATATATCAGAACCAGAATAATCATGTAGTGGTTCGGGCAAGTTTGAGTTTGATTCTTTTACTATTTCCTTAAAATCTTCTCTACTCATAACAGCCAATCCATAGCGTTGTAATCCCGCTATGTAAAAATAGTGTCCAGCTGGCAATGAACTTATAGCATTTCCTTTATGCATTGTTAACTCCTGTTAGTCATAATATGATACGTTTTCATCATTATCTAGGTCGTCTAAATAAATCATTCTATCAATAGGTTGTTTTATATTAGGCAAAACATAGTGCCAAGTAAACGAAGCGGGGTGGAACATTTCATCATTAGAAGTAGATATACTATTAAAATAATTTTTATGATATTGAAATCTACTTTGAGCCATTATGGCGCTCATCTCTGAAGCGTCTTGTGAGCTTTGAACAGAGCTATTTTTAATCAACAGTCCACTTCCAACAAAATCACCTTCTGGTGGTTTTTCTGGATCATACGACGTATTGTTTATTATTGCTTTAGTAGGCTGAAAATCATATGTGGAAATATTATTATTCTTAGTCTCTCCTCGCTCCAAAGGAGTGCTATGATCTCTTCCGTATGATCTATTTCTTTGCACTGTATCAATATAAGATTCTAATCTTTTTTGACCTTCAGCAAAATTAAAATTACTTTTAGAGTTAATAATATTTTTTCTTATAAGTTTGTTTCTTTGGTCTGCAAGTTCTCTTCCCATGCTAGCGACTTTTTTTAGTTGATCTGATCTTTGTTTTTGCATCTTGCCAAAAGAGGGAGTGTACGAATCCATAGTTACAGTAGTCTTTACTCCTTGCGCACTAAAGTCTACATTAATACTAGTTATAGCTGGGCCATTTTCTAGTAAACCAGCGACAGTCAAGCCGCTAGGCCAGCCCACCATGTTAAATGATGCTCTCTCGTTAGATAAATCGCTTGCAACAGTTCTTGAAGATAAAAGGTTTCCAGCTTCATTCATTCCATTGTAGCCATTATAACCCCAAGGAGTTAACGATTCATCTGAAATGTATTCAAGCCTACCGTTATCTGTTGAGGATGTCATCCAAGGACCATAAGTTCTACGGTTACTCGTCAAAGGGAGGGCTATTACCATAGGAAAAACTGGTCCCGGTGATGCCATATTAATTCTTCTATTGATTGAAAAAGTTAAACCTTCAACGGCTTTTTGATACGCTGTACCATCACTACCTTGAATGTCATAATCTTCTACTTTGAAACCCTCTGGTAATGAGGGAGTCGCTGACATTCCGGGCATACCTATAACAACGTCTTCTCTAAGATAATGAGTTAAATTGGCTAAGTTTACTTTATTTGCCATTCCTTCTTTGTAGTTACCCTCGTCCGTGTACGCAACTCTGGGCAAGGTTATTAATACAAATACGTCTACCCCTTCTGTGTAATAATCAAATCCTACATTGTTTTTAGCTTTTACAAGATCAACTGTCAACAAGTAGGCGCTA